GTTATTTGAAGTCGCAAGGAAAAACAGATAATGAAATAGAATCTATTCTTTCAAAAATTAGAGGAATCTAATTTTTTATTTTTGTCCCTTTTATTCTTGATACGATGAACGCACAAATGACGATTGATGAGTGCAAAGTGATGTGGGTTGTTGGTGCATTGCAACGACTTGCAACTTTGGGTATGATTGGTCCTGATATTCCTCTGAAACTGACTCCTGAGGCAGTGGATGATTATTTGGAGATTGATAATCATCGGAACATTCTGTTTGAATCTGACTTTGAGATTGCATCTATCTTTAATGCACTTGCAAAGAGTGAGTGTGATGAAGAACCAGAACCTGATGATGTTGATGCGATTGTAGATTTGATTCTTGAGTATAAGAACAATCGCACTGAGATTGTTAAGTTTGCACTGTCCAACCAAGTTATTTGATGATGTTTGACCTTCTAAAGTTTGAACCGCACAACATTCCAAATGCGATTGCTGCAAGGCATAAGTTTGAGAATGGTTGGGAGATTAGTGTAGTTGCTGGTCCTGGATTGTATGGTAGAATTGATGAGGAAACTTATGAAGTTGGACTCTTCCGACCGAATGGTAATCTAACTGAAGATGTATCTGGTTGGAATACGAAACACGAAGTTTCTGCGATGATGTGGGTGCTGTCTCAACTCTAGTCTCTGATACGATGTGCCAGTCATCCTAGTGGCACAATACACTCCCCAAACCCCCTCCAGACCTGCTATACTGAACGAAGTTCAGAGGATGAGACCTTGACTACTGCTCAACGGATGGAAAAGCAATTCTTCATCAACTTCATTACTCTTATCAATGAAGTGCAGGGTAAGCAAAAACTTCCTTCGCAGATTGTTGCTTCTCGTAAGTCTGCTTGGGTAAAGCAAGTCCAAAACCCCAAACAGAAGAAAGATGCTCTGACTCTTGTGTAGTTTCATCTCTTTCTATCTGTCCCACATAAAAACAAGCAATGCTGATTAAAACCACTTTCGACATTCATACTCACAATCCTGTGTATGCGATTTGTAATGCGAATCATCAGTGTGGTATGATTACGACTAACATTCTCAATGCAATTAAAGCAGGACAATGTAAGTCTTTTGATGAAGTGAAAACTCTGATCAACAAATGAAAATGTATCAAGTTTCTTATCAGATTCCCTACAATGATTGTGAATGGAGGGAACAATTCTTCAATACTCTTGAGGAAGCAGAGAGAATGGTAGAGTTTTATAAGTCTTGTGGTTCACCTGCTAAACTTGTTGATGAAAACTCGAATGACTGAATTGATTTTCCGATTCACTCCTGAGGAATTAGAAGTGCTGCAATCAATCATTCAATTCATTGATGGAGACATTCCTGATTGGATGAATGATGATGCTTATGATTCTTTATTCAACAAAGTAATGAGCAACTAGAATGTATCAACCATCAAGAACTGAACTTTTAGTTGAGGCACTTGAGTTTTATATTTACAGACTCAAGGAAGATAACTGCAATCAAGCAGCAATCGACGCATACACATCTCTTCTGAAAGAGATTGATGTTGACAACTACTCTGTGATTGATTAAATGAAACTCAAGAAGCAAATTGAACTGCTGTCTAAAGCAACCAACGGCACTGAACTTCTCCTAATCGCACAAGCAATTCTTAACTCCCAAGGCAAATGATTATTCTTCAAAAACAAGACCATTCCTGCATTTATACGATTGATCCTGATTCACAAGAACTCTACTACGCACCGATTTATACTAACAACACAGTCAATCTTTCCGAATTTGCCCCTGTTGACTTAAATGATGTTGATGAGTATGATGTACTTAAGATTCAACAAGAACTGATTGCTCTAAACAAATGAAACAAACAGTTAAAGACCTTATCAATCAACTTGAAAAACTTGATCCGAATGAAACAATCTTCTCAGTCATTTATACTACACAGAACATAAAAGAAGATTTGGCACATTATGATTACAATCGTAATGAAATTGTTTATCCTTATAATGATGATCTAGCAGAACAAGTTCTTATCAATCTAGATTGTTATGATGTAATCTATGAAACAATTTACAAGAGTGTAAGAGATGAAATGTCTTATCAAGTAGATCAACTCTCAAGAAAAGAAAATCTTACACTTGAATCAGCATCTTACTAATACAATGAAAGAAACATTTGTTAGGTTAAATGAAGATCAGATTGAATTGCTACTTTATTGTCTAGAGCAAATGACTTCTGATTTCAATACTGATGAGTATGACTTATGCGAAGCAATCATTGATTCTCTCACCTCTGCTCAAGTAGAACTGAATACCTAATACTATGAAGCAATCCATACCGATTCTTCCTAGTATATTCAACTCTATTACCTTATCAGTTTGTTTATCTTTTATGGTAATCGGTATGTATTATACAGTAGAAACAGAGATGAATAAGGTAAAATAATCTAATTTAATGTATTCACGTTAAAAAAGATAATTAAAAAAAATGTATTAAAAAATATAAATGTGTGTTTTGTTTTCATGACATATGTTGTGGAAAACTATGTCTTATACCCTGTTCTTATACTCTCTAAACCTCTTGCAATCCTTCTCTTATACTCTCTAAAACCTTGTGGTTATTGCCGTCTAAGCGTGCAGTGTATCATAAAACCCCAGAAAAGTCAAGAGCATTTTTCCACTTCCCAAACTGGCACACGATAACTCTGAGCACAACTTTACAGTTATGTCAAGGGGTTTCGTGATTATAATACCTTATAAGACTCTGAGAAACTCATACGTCTTATGAGACTCGGAGGATTTTTATTTGTTCGTCCATAAGACTCAGTGGACTTATGAGAGTTATTCGTCTAAGGACACTTCGTGCTCTGTCTATTCGTCTTATGAGTCTTATGCCATTCGTGCTAGATTTATAGGGCGGGAGGAGAGGGAATTCGTTATAAACACCTAGGACTTATAAGTATTGCACAGGGGTCGATATAAAGTTTTCCACAGTTTCCACAATAGTTTTCCACAGGGTTGTGGAAAAAGTATAAGAGTTTTCCACAGGTATAATACCCTGGGTAGGGTTTTATATTAGAATCAGACAGTACTGTTTCGTGCTTTATGTTTCGTCCTTATGTGTTGACAACTCGGAGGATTCGTCCTATAGTCATACCTGGGGTAGGGTTTTCTATTCTAATCGCACAGTGACACTTAATTCGTTATGTTTCCCCCTTCGTTATCACTAATACCCTGGTAATAGTTTTTTATTCTTTATATTCAATTTAGTTTAATTATTATTCGTTATTGTTCGTTATAAGAATAAAACAGTGTTGTTTAATTCTAATTGACAGTGATTTGCGATTGTTGGGTATTATAATTATAAACCGATGCCCCCCCCCTAAAGTAAAAACGACCTACTACCCTAATCTATAAAAGTATGATTGTGCCTTTGAGTTTCTCTTTAAGAAAAAAAAATTCTCTAAGTACGAGAACCACGCATAAGGAAGAGTTAGAGTACCTTGGAATTACCCTCGGAGAACTTATAAGATTTGGGGCACAAGGGATACAAAAATTTTTCCGGAGGGGCAAAAATGCCTCAAAGGTTGATATATAATTGGAAAAGAATAAACATGGATAGATGTTAGAGATCACCGAGTATGAAAGAGAGTTGCTAATCGAATGCCTACAATTTAGATTAGAAACAGATAAGACAGTAAATTCAAATGGAGTACTAAGAGAGGAACTGGAAGAGTTGCTCTTTAAGGTAGAAGAATCTAATGACTACGTATAATATAGAGGTAAATGGTATAACAATTGTTGAGAGAGTGAATCCAGAAGAATTAGACAATATGTTGAATCAAGTCAGGGGACTTGTGTGGACTTCTGGTGGCAATGATGAGAGTATTAAAGTTATTCTAAATAAAACTGAAAACCCATTGCAATGATTGATTTGTAGTGGTATAATGTAAACGTCGGAATTTATTTTTTATGTCTAAAGGATTTACGATTAAAGCAGCTTCACCTATTAAAAATCAAGAAGAAGAATTTGATATTTCAGCAGCACGAGAAGCAATCAAAGGAAAATCGATTGTTTTTTGTCTTCCAGGTAGAGGTTGTTCATATACATTTTTAAAAGCATTTGTTCAATTGTGTTTTGATCTTGTACAAGCAGGTGCAAGTATTCAGATTTCACAAGATTATAGTTCCATGGTGAACTTTGCACGTTGTAAGTGTCTTGGTGCGAATGTTCTCAGAGGTCCCAAGCAAGTACCTTGGGATGGCAAACTTAATTATGATTATCAACTCTGGATTGATAGTGATATTGTCTTTGATACTGAGAAGTTCTATCGTCTTGTAGCAATGGATCAAGATATTGCTGCTGGTTGGTATTGCACTGAAGATGGTCGCACCACATCAGTTGCTCACTGGTTAGAAGAGGATGATTTCCGCAATAATGGTGGAGTCATGAATCATGAAACTCTAGAGAGCATGAGCAAGCGTCGCAAACCATTCACAGTTGATTACACTGGATTTGGTTGGGTACTTATCAAGAAGGGTGTCTTCGAGAGTCTCGAATATCCTTGGTTTGCTCCCAAGATGCAACAGTTTGAATCTGGTGAGGTTCAGGATATGTGCGGAGAGGATGTCTCATTCTGTCTTGATGCAAAAGAGGCAGGATTTGAGATCTGGTGTGATCCTAAGATTCGTGTTGGACACGAGAAGACTAGAATCATCTGATGCCCTTCTAGAACCGTCTTATTGACGTTCTGTAAGATTCTTGGTATGATGCCCTTATGGAGATTTCAAGGTCTTCTGAGGGCATTTTAAATGCTTAAAAAAACCGTTTAAAAAAACCGTAAACGAAAACCAACTAGGAGATTATTACAATGGCAGTGAAAAAGAGTGCAAAAGGTGGAGCAAAAGTTGAATCAAAGCCCAAACTGACTCTTCAAGGTGCAGGTCGCAATACTAAATATAGTGCTACTAGCCGTAATAAGGCACGTAAAAAGTATCGTGGACAAGGAAAAGGGTAATGTATCACTTAGACGTTAATGATGAGTGGAATGCAATTCATCATGACGATCTATGGATATACAATAAATTACAATTAAGTCGGGTTTTAGGGTATAAATGTGGTCCAATTGGGTCTACAGTCCCTAAACCCGACTTTTATATTGTTCGACCTTCGATCAATTTTCTTGGAATGGGTCGATTTGCTGAAATTGTATGGATAGAAAACTCTACAGAACACTTTCATCCATCAAATTTTTGGTGTGAAGTGTTTAAAGGAGAGCATTTAAGTGTTGACTTTCATTACACAGAAGCAAAATTGGTCGTAAGGGGCATTAAAGATGAAAATGACCCTCTGTATAAGTGGCAAAAATGGGAAAAAATTGATAAGAAGATCGGATTTCCTCCGATTTTGTCTAATTTATCAGGTAATTACGATTGGATTAACTGTGAATTCATTGATGGGAACCTAATTGAAGTTCATGTTAGACAAAATCCCGATTTTAGATATGATAATGAGGTCGCAATTCCAGTTTGGGATGATAATTTTTGTGAAAATCCTGATTTCATAAGGGATTTGGAGTATGATACCTACGGAAGACGAGGTATTTACATTAAATAAATAGTTTTTCGGAGAAAATAGGAGGATTTTGTGAATTGGAGAGGTTTTCAATGGGGAATCACCTCCTATTGGAGGTATACGGGGTAGAATTCTCTCTACTCAACGATGCAATAACCCTTGAAAGGGTTATGAAGAGGGGTATTGAACGTGCAGGGATGACAGTTTTAAATACTTTTCAGCATTGTTTCTACCCTCAAGGGTGTACAATAGTCATAGCACTATCAGAAAGTCATGTATCATGTCATACTTGGCCTGAAAATGGGTGTGTTGCGATAGATGTTTATACTTGTGGTCCAGGAAATCCTAAATTGATAGCATTAGAAATGCTAAAATACCTAAATTCGGATAATTATAATCTTAGATATTTGCATCGTTAAATAAATGTAGGGGAGATAGCAACCTCCTACAAAAAAAAGTTCTGTTTTTACCAAAAAACAGGAGCTACCATGTCTAATTTACCAGTTGATAGAGATAAAGATTATATGTATGAAATGTGGGGGACTAAAAAACTAGTTACCGACTATGAAAAATTAAATAATTCAAGACATGATTTAAAGAAACAAACTGAGTTGCACGAAAAGATTAGAAATGATGATGATTATGATGACTGGGAGTACGGAACAGAGCCAAGTTATGGAAAAGTGATCTAAAAGTATTATAGATATATTAAATACGCATTTATTTGGATGGCATTGGGGATTTCAAGAGCATTTAGAGACATTAGTTTGTCTTTTGCTAGACATCCTGTAACAAATGATATATTGACAATCAGAAATGAAGATGCAATTAAAAAATCTGTCACTAATTTAGTAAGAACTGAAGTCGGTGAAAGATTTTTTAATTTTTCTTTAGGTTCTTCGGTCAGTCAATCTCTATTTGAACTTCATAATCAAGAATTGGGAATTTTATTAGAAGAAGAGATTAAAACATTATTAACAAACTATGAACCAAGAATAAAAGTTAGAAATATTTCAGTAATTAGTGATTATGATTCTAATGAGTTGAATGTTGAAATGGAATATGACATTATTGGTCAAGGATTTCCAAGACAAAAGATAGAGTTTATTTTACAATCATCTAGGGCATAATGGCATTCAACCAATTCACTAATTTAGATTTCTCCGATTTAAGGATTCAGATCAAAGATTATCTGAGATCTAATGGGAATTTTACGGATTTTGATTTTGAAGGTTCTAACTTTTCAATTTTAATTGATTTATTAGCATATAATTCATATATTACTGCATATAACACCAATATGGCAGTAAATGAATCATTTTTAGATAGTGCTACTTTAAGAGATAATATTGCTTCTCTTGCAAGAAATATTGGATATGTACCTAGATCCAGAAGATCAGCAATAGCAAAAGTAAGTTTTAGTGTAGATACGACTGGATTTTTAGATGTTAAATCGGTGACACTTAATGCTGGTATATTTGCATTGGGTGCAGTAGAAGGTGGTAGTTATATTTTTTCAATACCTGAAGACATTACAGTTCCAGTTAATAGTTTTGGTGTAGCAAACTTTACAGAAATTTCAATTTACGAAGGATCATTCTTCTCAAAAAGTTTCATTGTAGATGATTCTCAACCAAATCAGAAGTTTATAATCCCAAATGCAAATGTTGATACTACAACTATAAGGGTTTCTGTAACTGATTTAATTAATGAGGAATATATTCAGTATCAAAATATTTTTGAGACAAATAGCACTTCAAAAATATTTTTAGTTCAAGAAATAGAAGATGAGAGATATGAATTAATTTTTGGAGATAATGTTTTTGGCAAAAAACCAGCAAATGGAAGTTCTGTATTTGTATCCTACATTATAACAAACGGAAAGTCCGCAAATGGATCTGCTAACTTTACATTCTCTGGAATTTTAACTGATAATAATCAAAATAGAATAACAAAGGGTATATCAAGAATAACGACTGTAATACCAGCAGAGAATGGGGATGATATAGAATCTATTGATAGTATTAAATACCTTGCACCAAGAGTGTATTCATCTCAATATAGAGCAGTCACAGCTAATGATTATAAAGGATTGATTCCTTCAATATTTCCAAATATCGAATCTGTTTCTGCGTATGGTGGTGATGAATTAGATCCACCAGAATATGGGAAGGTGTTTATTTCAATAAAACCAAGACAAGGAAAGTTTTTATCAAAAATAAGTAAAGAAGAAATAAAGAAAAAATTAAAACAATATACAATAGCAGGAATTAAACCAGAAATTGTTGATTTAAAATATTTGTATGTTGAATTAAATACAAGTGTATATTATGACAGAAGTGCTGCATCAAACATTTCAAATTTAAGATCAGATGTCATTAATACATTAGAAACATATGGATCATCATTTGAAATCAATAATTTTGGAGGAAGATTTAAATATAGTAAGTTAACATCTCTGATAGATAGTGTTAGCACTTCTATTACATCAAATATAACAAAAGTAAAAATACGAAGGGATTTGCAACCAGTATTTAACAAAGCAGCAACATATGAACTTTGTTTTGGAAATCAATTTCATGTGAAGAAAAATAATATAAAAGATAATCGTGGATATAATATAAAGTCTACAGGATTTGGAATTAAAGATGTGGATGGAACTGTGTATATGAGTGATGTTCCAGTTGATGAAGAAAGGGGAGAAATATTCTTCTTTGTTTTAAAAAATAATGAACCTTTTATTATAAAAAATAACGCAGGTA